ATTTGCTCTGCAGTAAGTGCGTTTGTTGTCATACGAACGCCTTCTGTAAGAGGAGTTGGATCAATTGCGAAGTTCTTGTAACGAAGGAAGTTCACACGAAGACCAGGTGCTACACCTAGTTCAGTCTTCTTAACTGCGAATTGTTCGAAACGAAGAATTGGCATTGCCTGGAACAAAATTTCTTTCGACCAGATTGTTTGAATTGCTTGGTTCAGGCTGCTGTTGCTGCCTGAATAAGCGGTTGGGCTTCCTGCGAGAGAGCCTGTACCTGTAATTGCACTTGCCATTTAGGTCAAGTCCTTTCCTAGTAGTTGTTTGGGATTAACCGAACAGTCCCTGACCACGATTGCTTGCTGCAGCGCCAAGTAATTTGGCTCTTTGTTTCGCATAATCCGCCAATGACATTTCCCTGATCGAATCAGGTGAGTACGTTTTTTGGTCCGAGTCATTATCGAGGGGTCCTGCGGCAGGATTAGTAATCCTAGTTCCTGCCATTTGTTGTCTTGCATTTTGCATTGCCTGTTGGGCGGATGACAAAATTCGAACAGATTTTTCTTTCAACATTGCGATGCTCTGTTCAATCTCATCGGAATTGTTACCATCAACTAAATCAATTAATTCAGGAACAATATTGTCCCGTTCTTGTTCGATCCGTGATGAACGATAGTTTGTTACTTCTTGGAACTTACGTTCCTGATCTAGAAGAGCAAAAGCACGTTCTCTTTCAAGACGCTCAGCCTCTATTTGAGACTGAAATTCTTGCTCCTTCTTTTTTAGGAGATCTTTAAAAGAAAGTTCTTCTTCTTCCTTTGCTTTTTGTATAGCCAACTCTTCTACTTGTTTTGCTGATTCGAGTTGAACTCTACGTGCCGCTTCTTCTTCTTTTTCTTTTCGTAGAGATGAAAGTTCTTCTCTCATCTTTTCAAGTTGTGGGTACAACTTAGACTTCTCTTGCTCTCGTGCTTTTGCAAGATCGTCGACTGTGTACACTGAGGTCTCACCACTCGCTTCTACTACGGCTGCTGCTTCCGCAACAGCGATTTCTTGCATTACTTGCATATCTTGTGTTGCATTTTCCATAGTAATCACCTATATTTCTTGGGTCATTGTCCGAATGCCTTGCGGCGTATCACGTTAATTTATAACGATACAACTTCACTCTATTAAAGTAAGTATGTCTCGCTGTACTCTGAATTTTATATCAGAATTCTAATTAATCTCTGTCTACTGTCCTTCTTTGTGGAATTTTTGTTCCATAGGCATCAGTGACGAGTTTGTTTCTAATCTCTGCTTCGGCTTGAACTTCCATGCCTTTAGCCTCTTGACTTGCAGGGTTCATTGGATTATCTGGGTCTTGTGGGCCTTCCATTCCATCTCCCATTACATCCCCATCTCCCAAGACTGTTGGTTGCATTGGAATTGCACTACTACCATCAGGACCAGGCATCATGCCTGTCATATCCATAATCTGTTTTTGAATTTGAATCTTAACAAGTTGTAGAGCGCCATCAGCCTGGGCATCGGCCATGAGTTCCTCACGAATTTCAAGCAATTTTTCTTCTGGAAATTCTTCGCCAAGTTGACGCAATGCACCCTCTTTGGACTCTAATCCCATACCCAACTTGGTCTGGATCTCGTTGAGCACGATCAATTTATCAAGTGGTAAAGGTTGTGGAAATTGTGCATAGTTAATATAAGTAACTGAATCATTTGGGTCTAGTTGTGGATATTGACCCTCTTTAATTGGTCCATCTACATCTGGATTATAAATAAATGTTTGTGGTTCTTTTACTGCAAGAGTCTTTATTACTAACGCATTTATATTTTCTAAGCCCTTTCCGTATTGGGCTACCTTCTGTGAATAACGATTCATTAATGGTTGATACTGAATAGAAAGTGCTACACCAGAAGTATTTGAAATGGGCTGAACTTGTCCAAGCGCAGTTTCTGGAATGTTCATAAGTTCATGCATAGATCTTTTTAGAAGTTCAAGATACTTCAAGGCTCCGTCTATACCTTGAGCACCGCCTTCTAAGTTGAAGACTTGGGCGTCTTTTGGAAGACCGCCCCAAACCTTCTTTGCGCCCTTTTCTAAGTTAGAGGCTTTAGCACCCACGATTACCGTTACTGGTGATGCGTGGTAGTTAATGATGTCTGCAACATCAGTGCTAATTTCGTTGTATGCACGGTTTATAGTGATGATGTCGTGTGCGTCTGAGAGACCCCACGGTGATCCTGAAACAGGAACATTAGGTATGTGAACTACAGGGATTACGCCAAGTGGATTTGGTCGTGAATCGATTAGTTCATCGTTGACATACTCTTCAATTATGTCATCGGTAAGAATTTCAGTGTAAGTAAATACTTGACGAGTACCCTCTAAAGAAGTTCCCCAAAAACGATACTTTTGTTTAAATCTTAATAATCTTGTTCTATCATGTGGATGAAATTCTGGAAAGCAAAAGGATGAGTTCATTGGAAGAATACGAACACGACCAGGATGCAATAGATTTGCAGAGTCTGTCCAAGGTTCTTCGTATGCTACTTTTACAAAGCAATCCCCAGTAATTCCGCCTTGTTGTCCCATCTCAAGAAGGACACGCATTTTATCGTTATCTACTTCCCAAACACGTTCCAACCTGTCAGGTACAATCGCTTCAGTCGCTTTTGGAGAGCGAAAGTGAACGCCACGACCAAAAGTAAAACGGGAAAGATAATCGTTAAAAGCCCGATAATAGTTAACGGCGATTTGCATCTCACCTTGCTCACGACGATACCCCCAATGATGTCCTAGATACATTGCCCAGTTAAGTGAGTAACGGTTTAAACGAGGACCGTGAACCTCAAACTCTTCATCAGCAAGTTCTACTAATCCTAATGGAGAAATAGAAATAGTTAAATCAGAAGATGCCGCTCTATATGACGGCGGACTAAAGTCCAAAAATGACATTACTTCTTGCCTTTATCTTTTTCTTTGTTAGATTTTTTTACGTCTTTTTTATTTTCACTTTTTTTACTATCTTCGTTTTCTTTTTTCTTTTTAGCCATATTAGCACGACGACTTGCTTCAGTAGTTTCAATATACTGTCCACCTGCTTGTTGATACTTTTTACTAACCCAAGCACTTGCACCTGGATTTGGATAAGAAGAATATTTAGCCCGTGCCTGTGCAACAAACATTGCATACAATTTTGGATTACCAGGTTTACGCATTTACGTCTCCTCCGTAGATGACCAATCTCCGCTCATACCCTATAGCATGAACGGAGTTAGGTGTTAATAAGTTACTTAGTCGTTTACGACTGTTGGTGATTGACGTTGTGTACGTCCACCTGAACGAGCAACTGTCTCAATCTGAGCGGCTGAGTAGTCGTTCATTGTTCCATGTGCAAACTCACCAAGATAAGTTGGTGCTTCTGCCCATGAAGCAGATCCTACGTGTGCACGCTCTGCTAATGTTTCAGCAGCAGATTTCTGCCATACTGGAGCATTACGGTTTGGACGACCAGCCGCAGCGGCAGATCCTTGTTCCATTCCTAATTGAAAATCGTTTGGAACATCAGTATCAGTTGCAATACCTTCTTCGAAACGAAGTGGTCCACGGCGTGTTTCGTTGCCTGCACCCTTCATCTCATATACTTGTGGTGCACGCTCTGGGAAGCGAGGTGCTGGTGAAATTGTCATTTATGACTCCTTAAGGATTGATTTGGGAAAGGCCTTTTCCTTGGTAATAGTTTCCACCCTTTTTAGGCTTTTGTGTGGGTTAACTAGAAAAAAGGATTACTAGAAGAAACAACTTCTGGCATAACGAGATCTTGTGTTAAAGAACACGCTATACCCAAACTATCCACAAAGTCATCATGAGCGTATGATTCATCAGGTGCAGCAACCAAAAAATTTGGACCCTTGTATTGAACCTCAGCATCAACCATCTGTTGATAAAACCGTTTCCAAGTCCGAAGTCGTCGAGTTTTGGCATGAGAAGGCCAAGAAATCATCTGACGTTGAATTAAAGCCTGCAGATGTTTCCACCTTTTGGATTGCTCTGAAGGGCTGGATGTTATAGGCATTACCTCTGCTCGTGGTAATAAAAGTTTTAAACGTTGAGCAACTGCGTCACCAACACCGTTAGCATCTACACCAACTGCTAATACATCATAGTTACTTAAGAAGTTAACAATTTGAAAGTACTGTTCTTCCCAATCATCACCCTGTAGTTCTAACCAATTAAGGATTCGATGATCAAAATAACCAAACTCGTCAGGACGATCCCAATCAACCCAAACAACAGTAACAACTGTACTGTCAGTTTTGCGAGCAGGGTCAATGCCGACAACAACTGGGGTCTTGTGCCATACTTTAACAAGTTCTTGAGAAGTGTCCCCCAAGTTATCCATAATCGTAGAAGTAACAAACATACCCCTTTCTAGTAACCACTTGCAATTGTAAGACATTTGAAATTCATCAGATTCTTCTCCGATACGTAACATCTCTTTACGAATAAACTTTTCATAATTTGGATTAAATTTAGAAACATCTTTCCAATCCCATTGAAAATGATTTTGTCTATTACCCTTAGTAGTTTGTCTTCTACGGTTTAATTGAATAGATCTATAAAAGTTATTTTTACTTGTAGTTGGCGTTCCAGTTTTAACCATAGTTCCTGCGTAGTATGCAAGCATAGGAGAAATAGATTTAGATACAACAAAATCATCTGCTTCTTGACACTCGTCAATAATAATTAAATGGAAAGATTTAGACTCAATCTTTGCACGAGGGTTAGCAGTCATCATAGTAATTGTTGAGCCAGAGTTTTTTAATTTAATTTGACGAGTTACTCCACCAACACGAACTGCAGAGTCATCAATTTCAACATCCCCCATAATGTCTACGGCTCTTTCCGAAGTTAGACGTGTAACGGCACGACCAAACAATGTTTCAGCCTGAGATTCAGTAGGAGCAAATAACCCAACCCATACTCCATCATTAAATTTACCTAATAGATCTGGATAAAGTTTTGCAAGACGTGGAAGAAGAATCATTAAAGTTGCTACAGTATCCGCAACAGTTTCAGATTTTCCTGACTGACGTGATGCTAACGCAGTTACTTCTTCACCATCATTAATAATTACTGATTCCATAATCCGTCGTGCCAGGGGCTTTTGATAAGGGTGTAAATCATGTCCTACAAGGACCTTTAAAAAGTCCATCATTTTATCTATTAATTTATTTACAAATTGTTGAGATAATTCATCTAACTTTTCTTCAAAGTTTTCGTCAACAGGTTTTTCATCACCTAGATAAAACTCAGGATTGATTTCTTCAAACTTATCTTTATCGTATCCAGATTCCATAGTGTCCTTATTAAATAGCGAAACCCATCACTAGGATGGGTTAACGCCTGACCTGTAAGAGAGTAAGACAGTTAATCATAACACAGTTTTAGAGCGTCGCTTTAATTCTCTAGCAATTGCTTGGAATGCTTCAGCACCCATAAGGATCTCATCAAGATCTGCTTCACTCTGCAGCCTTTGCCAAATTGTAATATGTTTGCCAATCGTATACATCGACTGCTCCATCCATGAGATCAAATCTGGAGTAGGGATTATTGCCACCCGCTTCTCTATCCGAGTCTGGGGCTGGTGTCCAACCTGCTTCTTCTGAAAAATCTTCATAAGTTAAATCCCGCCTTCCTAATGCCAAGTTTAATGCTTCTTCCTCTGTTCTAGTACCCGCCCATTTGCCAAGGGCCAAGGCTTTATACCTAGGTAAGCGTACTATAAAAGGTGTAGATGTCCTATATGGCGGCTCAATCTCTTGCGTCCAGCCACGAACTATAACCTTGAACCCCCACTTAAATGGGAAGTTAGTCAATTGAATGAAGTACTTGGGTCCGATATTGTGTACCTTTGGCATTACTACCTTCTCTTTGATTGTTTTGTACTCTGTTTCTTTGTTCCACCGTAATTTTGTTTTCCTCTATTTTTTAATTGTAGTGCACGAGTCAACTTATACAGAGATTGACGTGCGTATGAAGGAACGTTATTCATATCTGCTGGACCTCGTGGATGATAATCCAACTCTTGATAAATAAACTGTCCCTTTGATACACGGGACTTAAATGCCTGCCATTGAACGGGACTCACCTCGTAGTAGTTATAGAAGGTTCCATCACGAAATACTACCGTAATTACTTCACGACCCTTGTCATACCCAGCAGCAACGGTACGTGGACGTTCTGGATTGGTTGTAGAAGTTGGTACAACTGATAATGGTGCTGGTGCGTTTGATTCACCTTGTTGAGGACCCTGTTCACCAGGAACAATTAACTCTCCAGTATCTTCATCAACATCATATGACTGACGATAAGCAGAGCGATCAACAAACGCTCCTTGAGAGTCTATGTAGTAGACATCGCTATTTAATCCTGGCGCTAGTGCTTGGCCCGCTAAATTTCTAGAAGCAGCAGTGTTGGTTGATTGAGGATTATAATAACCCATTGATTCATTTGCATTTAATAAAGATACAGTTTCAAAGAACTCGCCCTTAGATGCGGCGGTAGGTAATCCTGAAAAGGGACTCTGTCCTAGTAGGTTAAACATTCCACGGGTTTCTTTTTGAGAAAACCCATAGACAGAACCTGCTCCTATTGCTTGCTGTAACTCCTGTGCAGACGGAAGAGCCGCTTTTTTACCACGGGCTGATCCCCCGCCTGCTACACGAGCCATATTAATTACTTACTTATGCCCAAGAAGTAATTGTAATTGAACTGCTCTTTGTCTTGCTGTTTGCACCTGCAGCAACTGATTGAGTTTTTACAGTTGTTGTTGCACCAGTTACTTTAGTTCCAGGTGTAATACTGCCTGTATCTGCAACTGTCCATTCTGAACCTGCAATAATAAGCGTGCTTGCTGAACCACCAGTTATAGTCCAAGTACCAACAAGTGCTGTTGGAATACCTGTACCTGTTGCAATAGTTACCTTAGTACCTACAGGCCATGTACTTGTTCCACCAGAAACATATACCGTTGCTGCAGTAGTAGCAGTTACGTTAATACGAGTTGGTTGAGTAGCAGTGTTTGTTACACCAGTTGTGTTAGTGATACTGCCTGCAAGATAACCAGAATCCTTTAGAGCATCAACTGCTTCTGTAGCGGTGTAGCCAAGTACATTTGGAGTTTTAATATAAGCAACGCCAGCAATTTCTTCTCCTGGGTCATTTGCTGTAAAGAGTGGATAACCACCCCACCCTGATAATGCAATGTCATGAATTGAAGCATCTGGATCAAGACGACCAGGGGTACCAACTACTCCTACGGCATTTGGACGGTCATCATTTGGTTGCATAGGTAAATTTCCCCATACAAAATCTACTGCTACTTGCCCACTTGTATCTAGCAAGTTCCCTACGTTATTTACTGCCATTTTGTTCTTCTTTCTCTATAGAGTTAGTATTCACCTCATGCGCTTAGAGGCGCCTTAAGTCTACTTAAAATCATCACAGTTATGGTCTTTAAGTTCGTTTGTTTCTAATATGGAGTCACAATCTTTACATTTAAAGAAATGAACAGCATCTAATGCTACATGTAATGAATCTGAGTGATACTCACTTTGATCCATCTGTGGTCCAGCCAGAACCTCTGGAGGAAAGGGTCCCCTTGGACTATGGGAGGCTGTTGGTATGGCATGACCTTGTACCGCAAATTTGCGAATAACCTTCATTTATTCTTCCGACTTTTTTGAAGCCTTCTTAACTGGTTTAGGTTCTTCTATTGACTCTGTTGTACTTGCGGAAAGAGTTTCTAATGCACTTTCTTTTGCCTCTTTAAATTCCTCTGTAATCTTTAATAGACCAGCACGTCTTCTAGCATCTAAAAATTTTGGAAGATCTTTACCGCAATAAAGTACGGAATTTTCTTTTGAAATTTGATACTCATACATTGCATCTTTATCACAATTAACACATTTCATTTACCACTCCAATCCGTGAGAGAACTTCTTGCTCTCTGTGTCTACATCTGCTCCACCACTCATTGGTCCTGGACGTGATGGTTCTGGGAATACCCTAGAGAGTTGTTCCTTCATTTGTGGGTCAACCTCTGGATGATCTGAAAGATTTTGGGCTTTAGTCCAAAATTCTGGAGGATACATTCCAAAGTTTCGTAAAATT